GATCTCCATCCCGAAACAACGGAACGAATAGCCCATACCAAAAGAAGTATCCATGTGATTGAAAAAACTATATCTGTTACTGGGTTCATCTTGCACCTACACGGGGTTCGCTATCAGGTACTTCATGCGGATCCATCTCCCCTTTTGGTAAGTAAGCCAGTTCACGCATGGCCCTAACTGAGGGATCAGTTGTAACATTAGTGGGCAGTCGTCCAAGAGCGACATTATCAAAGTTGAGTGAGTGCCTATCAAATGTAGAAAGTTCATATTCCTCCGTCATACTTAAACAATTGGTTGGGCAGTATTCTACACAGTTTCCGCAGAATATACAAGCCCCAAAATCAATTGAATAGTTTCTTAGTTCCTTTTTCTTTGTTTGTTTGTTCATCACCCAATCGACTACTGGGAGATTTATTGGACATACTCTAACACATACCTCACAGGCAATGCATTTATCAAACTCATAATGAATACGTCCACGATACCTTTCAGATGGTATCAGTTTCTCATAAGGATACTGTATTGTTACAGGTCTCCTTCTCATATGATCAAAGGTTACTTCTAACCCCTGCCACATATACTTGACAGTATCTTTAATCTCTTTTAGATAATTAAATACTGCTTTCATTGCATTGGATGGAATAAAAGGTCTGGAAAGAAGTAATTAAATTCAATAAGAATGACTGCTGTAATAGTCAACCATATAGTTGCTACAACTGGTGCAGATCTAAACCATTTTGTATAAAAAATTTTAAAAAGTGAGTTCATCGTTTTACATCGTGAGCACAACCATCACCATCATAATTATCACTATCATAATAACCATTCTTTGTCCCAAAGAAAAGTGTTAATCCTACAAATGGTAATGCTGCAAGTATTAAAAAGGTTTCTAAAATCATCTTCTAAGTAATTTCTGCAAAGGTACTTGTCTTATCTTATCAATAACATCAGTCTCAACTCTTTCTGTAACTCTATCAATTATATTTACATCAAGATGCATAAAAGGAGGAATAATTCCTAATATTCTAAGAAGACCATCTACGAATAATGCTAGGCAAGTAAATCCAAGAATCATACTAATTATAGTTGCCTCTCGGTTATGTTGTGCCATTGAAGCTTCATCAATTGCTCTTGCCTCTTCTACAGCAGCACGAATCAAAATATCCACTTCATCTTTAGTATAGCAAAGATGAGGTAAGATTTTTTTAATTGCCTCTTCTGTCATCGTATCAAACTATTTCTATATCTATTATATCATGTCATTTCGTGAACATGATTTAATGGTCGTTTACCCATCTTTTGTTGTTGTTCTCTTTCCAAATCATATAGTTTTTTCATCATCTCTTGTTTCTTTTCAATATCGTCAAGTTTCTTATGAACGTCCTTAAGTTCAGACTCTATAGATCTGTCGGTCATTTAAGTTTTAAAATGCTTCTCTCAAACCTCCTTGCTGTGTAGAGGATGCAAGTTGTTGATTTGAGTAAAAGTATTTATCTAACTTCAAAATCCAACTTACGTACTTTACGCTTCCTTCTTTGCTCTTGCCATTGAAGATCTTGATCAGTTAACCCCTCATCTTTAAACTTTTTTGGCATATAAGAATTAAGCATAATCACTTGTTCCATATCTCTAGCAGATACCACATCTCCAGTAACGGATGTCATATTAGAACATCCACAAGAAACTGACTTACCAGCACATCCCACCACCTCTTTACCGCAAGAACGACATCTTACTCTTATGTTTTCCATTTCCATTGATTATTACAGTCTCAATTAAACCTTTTTATTATATATAAAATCTAACAATTTTTACTAAAACTTTCTGCCATATCACCACCTAGATCAGCACCTTTATTCATACCAATCATTGTAGCAGCACCCGCCAAAACCCAACCAACGAAAGGAACAGAGGCGACACTAGGAGCAACAGCAGCACCAACGCTACCACCGACAAGTCTTCCTGTCTGCTTTCCACCACCTCTTGCCTCAATACATGCCTCGGTTTTGGCACTAATCTTTTTTTCAGTAACACTACCTACAGATAATGGTTCAATCCAAGTTCTAGCATTAGATACTGGAGCACCGTGATGAACAGCACCATCCATTGTATACTCTTGTGTGATAGTAGTTGTATCACCTTTCTTAAGGAACCCACCTCTGTTTACAGTTTTGGTAGTAAACATACTCTTAGGATCATTAGCACGATACTCTATTTGATATCCATCTTCTCCTGCCATTACTCTATATGAAGAGTATTCATTTACAGGAGGAATAGCAATCTGAGGATATTTACTTTGTTGTCTGGTAGCAAGCATTACAATCATACTTATATGCGAAAGTCCTACAAGACTACCTAAACTTATTCCTATCCACTTATTCATAATATAGATACAACTATAATAATATTATATACCTACTTACTAATTTTGTCAACAGCAGCACGAGACTTCTCAAGGATGTCACCTCTCAATGGCACATAACCTAACACAGATGCCTTCTCTTGATACTCAGTACTGAGTAACTTTGATAAAGTTTCCTTTACTGCTTCAGTCTTACGACCATTACCAGTTTCATAAGCAAGTACCCAAGTCAATGTAGCAATAGGATATGCACCCTCTGCTTCTGGATTTGGATCTGTACCTGCTAGATTCTCATCAAGAGTAATTCCATTCAATGATATAGAACCTGCCTCTACAGATGGTTTTACATACTCACCATTCTTATTCTGTAGTGCAGCAGCAACTACTTCACCTTTAATATAAGATTGATTCACATATCCAATAGAACCAACAGTAGTTCTGATACTACCAGCAACACCAGCATTACCTTTGTTTCCTATACCAACTGGCCAAGGAATTGATTTACCCACACCCAGTTTCCACTTCTTACTGAATGCATTCATAGAATTTGCAAATGCAGCAGTCGTACCTGAACCATCAGACCTGTATACCCAAGTCATCTTCTGATCATCACATCCTACCTGTGACCAATTATTGATCTCACCAATAGCAATTTGTACTGCTTGCTCCTGTGTAAGTTTTAAATCACAATCAGGCATATTATAACCGAAAGCAATCGTGCCTCCTGTCATAGGTATCTGTACTAATCCTCTTTTTGCTTTTGCTATATCACCTTTCTTCATTGGATCATCGGATGCTCCGAAGTCCACTGTTTGATCAAGGAATGCTTTTCTACCTGAACCACTACCAACTGCTTGATAGTTTACTCTGTGACCTCCTTCTTTTGCGAAGTCGGCAAACCATCTACTGTATATCTTAGATGGGAATGATGCACCTGCTCCTGAGAGTCTTGTTCGTGCTTGAGCACAACCTGGTGTCATTAAAGCAACCAGTGCTGTTACTGCGATAAGCCTTTTCATTGGATCCGCTATCGTGGCAATTTTATATAGACAAAAAAAGACCCCCTACAATGTAGGAGGTCTGATCCATCTCGAACTCGTTATTATTTAGAGTTCTTCTGTTACTGATTCAGTAACGGTATCCTTTCAGAATGTGAACTTAGCACCGATCTTAGCAGCATAGTCACGAACTGTGTCTCCAGCAGCGTCTTCGCCGTTAGTAGCACCAGAAAGTTCTGCATAGATTCCTAGATCTTCAGAAACACCATAAGAAGCACCAAGCTTACCAGAGATTTCTGTCTCTGTATCGTCAGTAGCATCAGCATGGTTCAATGAAGGACCACCTTGGATGTAGTAAGCAATCTTTCCTTCCGCACCAGCAGTACCTTCAAATCCAAGATGGATATCAGTACCAGTAGCAGAGTAGTCTCCATCAGGATATGAAAGGTTGCTTTCAACATTCACGTAAGGACCAGCAAAAGCTGCACCAGCGAGAAGGAAAGGAGATGCTGCAACAGCAGCGATTGTTGATTTGATTGACATGATTGTATTTAAGTATCTCGCAAGAAAAAAACCTTGCGGATGATAGAATCCCCGACATGGGATCCTGTATTACATCTACGCAGGGTTACGATTCTTTCGAGTCCTTTGTATGATTTATTTATCATAACATAAGTTTACATTATGTGTCAAGGGTCGGTTATTACCTCTTAACTTGAGCCCAGTCCATATCAAAAAGATATAAACCTTTATCTGTAAGAACATGATTATACATCTTCTCAAAGATTGATGGTGGTATTGTAACTACATGAGCACCTGAAGCAAATGAATCAGATACACTCTTCACATCACGAATAGATGCTGATAAGATTTCTGTCTTATGAACATTCTGAATAGTATAGATGTCAGAGATCTGTTCTATAAGATCCATACCAACGAAAGAATTATCATCAACTCTTCCTACGAAAGGTGATACATACTTCGCTCCCGATTTAGCGGCAAGGATTGCCTGTGCTGCAGAGAAGATCAAAGTAACATTTACATTTACAAGATCTCTGGATAGTTCTCTACAAACTCTTAGACCATCTGGAGTACAAGGAACTTTAATAGTACATGCTTTACCAAATTTACGAGAAAGACGAATACCTTCCTCATACATTATTCCATAATCACCAACTACCTCCATACTAATATCATTGATACCATAATCAATGAGTTGTTGATATACCTCTTCAGGATCTCTACCACTCTTTCTAATTAAAGTTGGATTAGTAGTAACACCATCAATAATGCCTGTAGTATATGCTTTTTCAATAGCAGTAGTATCAGCAGTATCTAAGAAAATTTTCATACTAACTTAGTGCAGTATCAACAGCAGTTTCATCAGCATCTGGAGTAGAAACTGGCATAGAATCTAAGGGATTTTCTGCTGATTGTTGTTCAGTAGAAATCACTTGACCAAGATATTCAATAACACCTTGTATCTTTAGTGCAGTTTCTCTTTTTGTTGCAACCTGATTATTTAATTGCTGAATTTCACTTAAAAGTCCCTGCAATTGCTCTTTTGCAGAATCTAAATGGGTTTGATGTGTGGTAGATTGTGTCATTTTTTACCAAATTTTTTATTATATATTATACCACAAAATTTTAATAATTTCCTTTAGGTTACGAAATGCTAAATAAAGCTACACGTAAGAAATACTTAGGGTATGAAACGATTTCTACCTATTGTGATGTTATTGATGACAGGTGCTGTGGTAGCACCAGCTAATGCTGATTTAATACACCGTTTGACTACATCTACTCAACTAAATGTTGATGGAGCCGCCACAGTAGCAAACCGTGTTGGAGCAACATATGCTGTTAGTGGTAACAACATATCTGTAGGATCTGGACAGAATGATTCTTTTGGAGGTCTAACAGCTCCTACATCAGTTACAGCAGCTGCTGCTATGACTGACGGAACATACGCCATAACGACTGCAGGGTCGGCTTTCAGCTTTAGTGAAAATTTTACTCAAGGAGACGTAGTAAACCCAATAGGAACTGGTGTAGACGTAGCTGCTGGTGTTGTCGCAGATATGCCAGCATATGGTAATGTTACAACACAAAGTGGTGGCGTTGCTGGAACATTGGCGGGTACAATCACTTCAGCAGGTGTAGTTACTTTAACGGCTGGTGGAGCTGGAACTTCAGCTACTGGTCAATTCGTATCAGAAATTACCGTCAAGTAGAGTTCATATATATTATGAAGAAACTACTAACGGTGTTACTGTTACTTAGTACAGGAACTGCTGCGAAAGCAGTTCCCGTGGTCCCTAATTTTACCCAGGGATCAATGACTAGCCATACAGAAACAACGTCAAATGTGACGGAAACTATTAATTCAGTGGATTTTAGAACAGGATGGGAATACGTAGTTACTGGGACAGGTATCTCAAACAATGGAGAAAGACTGAACCCAACAGTGAACACCTCAACAGTACAGGTGAATCCAACAGCAGACGGGACAGGAGAAGTAACAGGAGCAGTAACAAGTTCATTCGACTCATTAGATCTCTCAAACACAGCAGCATTTACAATATCAACTCCAGGAGAGGCATTCCAATTTACCCAAAGTTATTCTGGACCAGGTATGACAAATCAAACAATAATTCAAAGAACAACAGTAATAGAAAGCGTCACAGATACAACAAGCACCTTTACGCAATAGCAACTATTGGTAGTCTTTTATCTCCTAACGTCGCACTGGCACAGGGTGTTGGTGGAGTATCGGCAACTGCAAATCCAATAGCCAACTCATCAGGCTCGGTAACTAACCAAGCTATACAGGTCCTTCAGGGGCCATACATAACTAACACCTATGGTGGTGGTGTTAGTTGTCAAGGTAGTACGTTTAACCTTACACCATACATACAATTTGCAGATAGTAGGAAAGATCCTTGGGAGGATTTCTACTATGAACCACAATATAATATGACTGACTTTACTGGTAAGGTTACAGAAACAACTACCACAGTAAAAAACTATCCTTGGGAACCTTGGTATAATACGACAGTAAGAAGTGATCCTAACGATCCACTCTATGATGTAGATGGAGATGGAAATCCTGATAGATGGTGGGAAGATGGTGTTCCTATGGAGATTACTGTTGATGTAGATGGTCCTGATGGTATCCCCGATAATCCTGGTGAACAAATCTGGCAGAAACCAGTTCGCACTGATATGAAAGCGAACCAAAGTCTTAACTTAGGTTTATCTGCTACCCTTTCAATACCATTAAATAGAAAATTTCAAAGACAGTGTCACCAAGCAGCACAGGCACAAAATGATATGCAAACTCAATTGGTTGCAAATAAAAGATTAGATTTTGAAATTGCTCGTCTTAAAAACTGTGGTGAACTTAAAAAGGCTGGTATTATGTTCCATCCTAATTCACCTTATGCTGCTATATGTGCTGATGTTGTAGTAACACAAGGAAGACCTGGTACTCTACCTGATCATACACACCAGTTAGGAAACAATACTACTACTTCTTCTCAGTCTTCTTCTCAGTCTTCTTCTCAGTCTTCATCTTCTTCTGATGATCCTTCTCAAAATTCTTTGGAAGCAAACCCTTCTTCTCCCGATACTGATTTGTCCTTATCTCAGAAACAGTTGGGCGGTAAGGGGTTTTTCCAAGGGCTTTCTTTACCTTGGCAGAAACCTTCTTCACAAGAGGCTTTATCACCTTCAGGAGCAGATCAGCTAGGGGTTTGGCAAGTAGGGCAGATGAAGTCGCCACAACAGCAATCGTCGCAGTTGTCGTCACAATCTGAGGACTAGGTAGATACTTCTCTACAAAACCTACATCCTCCCATAAAGTAACACATATATTATCATCATTTAATTCATGCCCTGATACCTTTTCATTTCCACTTGTAGAGTAATCACCTACACGAAGATCTTTAGGTCCAGGACAATCTGGTTCTTCATTATCAGTAGAAGGTATTGGAGGTGTACCTGGTGTATCAGGAGTTTGTGGTGGAGGTGGTGGTTCACTATCCACACCATCCGCTTCAGGTTCTTCTGGTACAACAGTAGTCCAAGTAAGTCCTTGAGATTGATAATCAACTGGTTGATATGAAGGCATACCAGCATCACATAAAGTAGTATTACCTTTAGGGTCATCATTGACCAGCATTTTATTTTTTGATCTATTCTTTACATTCTCTTTGTGAACGGTAACACAACCTGGCATATCTACAATTGGTTTACCTATATTAACTACAACAGGAACATCAGGTGGAAGTGCTTGTGGTGTCTCGTTCATCCACACACGAGTTTCAGGTATATCTAATTTTCTGACACTTGCCATCCTTAAATTAAGATCACGAACCCCTCTAATACCCACGTTAGGTACATTAAGATTTCGCATATTAATATAAGGAATCACGATACTTTACCACCCCATTCAGAATTTGGATCTAATCTATCCATATAATTAAATCCAGAACCTGGTGGGTAAATATATTTTCCATTCTCATCAAAGTTTGGACCTACCTTCTTTGCAGGGTATGTAGGATAAGGTCTTTTACCTTCTCTCATTTCTCTACCCTTTCTTCTTCTCATCTGATTACCTGTCTCATGGTCTTCAGGCATAGTAGGCCAAGAAGATCCTAAGATCCTTTTAATATCTTCTTTTGTGTAACCTTTCATTTTTCTATCCAATCAGGAACTTCTGCTCCTTCTAAATCTTGATAATCTTCACCTAACCAATTATCTCTAACCATTGCTGGATGAAGTACATCTCTAAAATAATCTCTATGTTCTTCTACTTGTGTAGAAGTCTTAGCAAAACCAAAATCAGTTGCTTCTACTAAACCAAGTCCTGTAACAGCAACAGCAATAACTGCACCAGCACCAGCAACCCACTTCTCAAGTTGACGAATCCGACTCTTTAATCTTTCATTCTCTTCTTGAGCAACTCTATCCACATCTTCTTTAAGATCTTTTAATTGTTGCTCCAACACAGCCATTCTACTGTTCTGTTGGGCATCAATCTTATTAATCACTTCATCAGACATAATTACCTCTGAGGTATATTGTTTCTATAGTCTATCTGTGGTTCTTGGGTTGAAGGAACCACAGGTCCAGTTCGAGTAGGAACCAATTGTTGAATCCTTTGATCTATGTATGGAGTAAGTTCTGCCATCACTCTTTCAACCGTGGCATCTCTACGTTTCTCAGGTCCTTTATTAACCTTATCCATTACTTGATTTCCACCAACAACACCACTAGTTCCTACTGCCAGAACTGTTGCTCCTGCTACTAATGTATCCTTAAGTTCCATTATACCTCCTAATATTGATCGTTTGAACGATCCCACTCATTCAATGCTTCAAGAATAGTTGCTTTAAGTTCTCTTTTTTTCTTTCTACCAAGACCTACTCTAGAATCAATCTTAACTTTGACCCAGTAAAGACCAATTAATACTAAAATAAATGGAATTGCATCTGCCCAAGAGATTTCATTCCATGCCTCTACAATATTTAATACTGATAGAATCATAAAAGTATTGCTCCAATTACAAATCCTTTAGCAAACGCAAGGCAAAGCATTTGATAATCAGATAATTTAAACTTTTCCTGTATCTTCTTTGCCCATTTCTTATCCCATTCCTTTACGTTATGGAATGCTTGTTTAATATTTAAATTCCACATAGTTAACCCTCTACTAAAGTTCCAAACGACCTACGAATCTCACGTAGTTTCTCAAGATTCATATCCTTTGTTCCACCATCGTAAGCATGGGCATACCCTTCAGTAATCATCTGCTCGTTTAATGAAACAGTATCCTCGTTAATATAGAGCCAACCAAGAAGCCTACCATACTTCCCAGTCCCACCCACAAGTTCAGTTCTAACAGTGAGTTCATCTCCATCACCTGCAATAGTATCTTCTAATTTTTTCTTTAACCAGTTAGTAGCATCTATTCCTAGTGCCTTCTCTTCAAGGTTTCTGGTCCTCTTCTCTGGCGTATCAACTCCTGCAACTCTAACTCTTTCTTTCTTGAATAAATCAAACCCAAGATCAATGGTGACATCAATAGTATCCCCGTCAAGAACACGATTAATCTCTGTTACTCGGAAGTTGTAACAACTCTTCCGACTTGGTGGAACCATCGCTCCCATATTCATACTCCATAAGTGTATTATTTAGACAGCAGTTGTACTCAGAGTACCATTATCTGCAACAACAAGTCTATACTCTGTACCGTTAGGTGATGTTAGTATCACTCCTTGTGCTTGTGATGTTCCTACTTTTATGTCACCTATTATATTTACTCCCGTACTAGTAGTGGTAAATCTTTCAGTACCATTATGAAATATTTGTACAGCATTATTAACATTACATTCAATATACCTTTCGCTACTATCTTCTCTTGCAAGTTTGATTACATCACCACGAATCCTTAAATCACCACCACTATTTTTCATAAAGGTATGAGAACCTCCATGCCATATCTCAAAATCTTTATTATCTCCAAATTCTAATCGAGTATTATTAAATAAAGTTAAATCACTTGTATCGTGATTCCATCTCATATTGGTATTATTACCAGTAAATTTTACATCCTCATTAAAGGTAGAAACACCAACAACATTTAAACTATCTCCACCAGTTCCACCTTTCCATTTCTTTAATGTAGAATCATACTCTAAAGTCTTTCCATTAACAAATGCAGAAGAGTCTACATCATCCATATCCTTGATATTAACAGCACCACCACCACCAACTGTTGAAAGTTGCTGCTGTACTCTATTAAGAAATAATTGATAATGCTTATTCAGATCATCAATAGTAGCATAGTTCTTATCTAAAGGAGTTAATGGATCTTCATTATCTGTTGATGGTGGTTCATTAAGAAGACCTTCATTCAGAATGTTTTCTTCATATGCTTCTTTTATAATCTCAATCTTATCTTCAAGTCTTTTTATTTCTAATATAACTTCATTCTTTATCTTATCAAAATTAATAGATTGTTGACGATGCTCAACTACTCCTATATCTCCCTTCAAAGATTGATTAGTCTTTTCAAGACCATCAAGTTTAATATTAATTTCTTCTTTAATTGTATCTATCTTATGATTAAACTTATTTAATTTCTCAGAATATTCCTTAGATAACAAATTTAAATTCTTATCTATTGCTTCAGTCAAAGAACTAGCAAAAGAACTAGAAACATTATCAGTTTGTTTCTGCAATTCTTCTACTTTAGCAGGTGGTTTAACCTTTACTTTCTCTTCAAATAATTCACCAGGTTTTTTTAATGCCACTTCTCTTTTATTATAAAGTCGATACTATAATATTTATTCTTCATCTAATACAACTCCTACCCATTCTTTTTTGAATAAATCGAATCCAAGATCTATGGTGACATCTATCATATGTACCCTGTCTATCGACACTACTAGGAATTTGTATCACCTCTTCCTTCTCTATTATCTCATCTTCTTCCCATTCCAATTCTTGTAGTGAACTGTTTATAGATTTTTCTGCTGGTGTTCTAGTCTGCTCTGCTTCCCAATTCCTCAGATCCTGAATCATTTGATTCGGACTCATTGCTATGATCAATGGGGTTAGGATACCAATCATCGTACTTAAATATCCAGTATATTGTAACACATACTCCTACAAGAAGTATAGCTAATAAAATATTTATTGACCAAACTACCTCTCCCATTTAAAGGACTTGAACAACTCCATAACAATCAGGTATCTCACTCATCAATTTTTTTTCTATGCCTTGCTTTAAAGTCATAACACTCATAGCACATGTCTCACAAGCACCACCCAATCTAACCTTAACAAAGTTAGTTTCATGTTCTATTTCCACAAATTGAAGGGATCCACCATCTGCTTCAATATAAGGAACAAGTTCTTCTAAAACCTTTACTACATTCTCTTCTGTTAATTCCATTATATACCTTGATCTTTTTGACGTTGAAAAAACTCTTTCAATGATGACTGCAATTGACCTTCATTTTCCTGTGGATCTAATTTATGATAACCATTCCTTTTTTTCCATTGATTATACATTGCTCCCATCATCCATGATTGAGCAAGACTCTTAGGTCCGTCCATCAATAATTCTACCTGCTTACCTGTATGGTAAGGTATAGATTCTTCTCTCCAATTAGAGTCATCGTAATTTTTTTTCATCCTTGCCAAATCATATCGGGCATTGATTGTTGCCCTGGTCTCATTAAAAATAATAATATTCCGTAACATACAAACCATATTATATTAAATAACCAGGCTTGTCTCCAAAAATATTTTCTCACACGCATAGCAATATCTACTTTCTTAACTGCTACAGGATCATATGCATTACCTATTTGTCTTAGGATCTGCTCAATAATAAATGCAATGATTGTACCTATGACCAATGGCCAAAATACAAAATTTGCAAAAGACATTATTGCTATTAGAAAAGTCATTTTCCAATTAAAGTATACTAATATTATAGCATACTTATTTATTTGTGATGATATCTATGAGGATTTCTTTCCGAATCTATTGACATGAATCCTATAGGTAAAAATATTACCCAACTGAATAGTGCAAGAGTATTCATATTCTGCCCTATCCAATGTATTAATAGATTAAGCATATGCTTGTGCTGCTAACCAGACTGATAAACTTAAAGAGGTTCCCATAATGGTGAGTCGGCTCATCCACCACATTATTTCATGTTTCATAATTAATGTCCCATTGGGATACCTGCTGCCATTAAACGAGAAATATTATCTATCTCTTCACTAGTGCAGTAATCAATAAAATGAGGATGCTCCTTTAATGTAGGAACATCCTCTTTACTATGTTGTATTGCCTCATATGAATCTGTAGCGTACTCACAGATTTCATAATGATTCTTTTGTAAGTCGTGATAACCGACTGTGTAATGCTTTTGTTGCGTTAGGGGCATGATTCTTTCAATCCCATACTAATGATATTTATTATACCATATAGGTATTTTTACGCATTAATATGTGGACTCCAACACTATGTTAGTTAATCATCATCGTGTGAATGTTTTAACTTTCCAGACATTTCATATGCCTCTTTATTTCCACCATGACCGTGAGCAATTCCTAGTTCATGCATCTTTGCATGTTCATCAATAGGATCTCTCAATTCTTTCTTGCCACCTCCTACTGTAAGATATAATCCCCATCCAACTAAACCAAAAAGAACTAGACCAAAGAATAAAATAAATCCTTGATCGGGAGTAAGATTTAAATGATGGATCATAGGTTGTTTCTCCCATGTACCAGGTAAATTA